TATGCAGATGGATTTGTCTACACTTTCAAACACGTTAAATACTGGCACCCTTTTGAACTCAAATATCCTTTTAGAGATATGAAGGCTCAGAACTGGAAAAGCTATGTAAAGCTAGGCCAAAAATTAAAGGCTTTGGGGGTATTAGATTTTGAAGCTGAAGATTACAGCCTCGAAAGAGTTATGGACGCTTTAGAAAAGCATATGCCTATGAATATCCGTCCTTATGCTTATCAAGGCGACAAAAGAACTTGGAAGCAAATAGGATTCAAAAACTTTAAAAAGGAGGTATTAAACAATGGCTAATCGAGAAAAGGGAACAGCGGACGCTGACAAGTATTCTGAACTAATTCAGGTACTTGTCAAACCCGCAACCAAAAAAGAATTACAGACACGCGCGATCATTGAAGGAAAAACACTTTCTTGTCTTTTGCGCGATGTTTGCGAAGATGTAGCAGATCAAGAATACGAAGTCGAATAATGGAAGAAGAAAAACCAAAAACAGGTCGAATTGAATTTGACGTTAAAAGGCAATTATGGATTGTTTTTAATGGCGAAGAATGGGTCGAAGTCGATCTTAAAAAACATTATTGCAACTTTAAAAATGACAAAAACATTAATTGATGATCTTGATTTTGATAACTTAGAAAAATATCAAAGTCGTTCTTTAGTCGCGTGGCTTAAGAGAAATACAGGTTCCCAAGAACAAAAAGAACTTATTGAACAAACAATTGAAAAAAGAAAAAATGAAGTCTTTCAAAAAATTAGAGATAGAGTTCAAATAAATTACAGATTGAGCATTAAAACTTCTGAAAAAATAAGAAAGATTTGCAAAAAAATTGGTTGTTATAAAACAATCAAAATTAACGATGAATCTGTTTTTCTTGAATGTAAGGATAAAAGTTCTATTGAGCCAACAGAACTTGCAAAACTTCTTCTTGAAGAAAAAATTCAAGAGTTATATAACAAAGTTTTTATATGAACAAATATTAAATATTCAATATTGACACTCTGCCATTTTGTGCCATTGTGTGGATGAATTAAACCAATTATGACCACAAACAAACCAATTCGTGTACAAATCAAGCC